CCAGTTAAATCACTAGCTGGCTTTATTTCGGCAGGGAACGCTAACGTAGTTAGTCTAACTGCTGACACAACTTTGACTGTTGCAGCACACGCTGGAAAAGTCATAGTAACTAATGACGCAGACGGTAAATTTACTTTACCTTCTATTGTTGCAACTGCTCCAGGCAGTGACGACGATCCAAACCAAACCAATAACCTAGGCGCTACTTTTACATTTATAGTTGTCACCGCAGCAACAGACATGGACATCAAAACCGATGGAACCGATAAATTTGTGGGCGGTCTTTACACCGGAGTTACTGACGCAACAGGGAAAACGTTTATTTCAGGTGCGTCTAACGACGTTATCACTATGAACGGAAGCACTAAGGGCGGACTTGCTGGTAGCATTGTAAAAGTAACTGCAATGGCTTCTGCTAAGTATGCGGTGGAAGGAATCATACTTGGTTCAGGAACACTAGTTACTCCATTCGCTGACGCATAAGGAGGTAAACCATGGCTAATACAGTCACAGGCCCTACCATTCAATATGACTACGACAAAAAACTAGTTGTTTATTGTTCAGTTTTATCAGACGGAAGCGCAAGCAGCACAACGTTGGTCGATGTTTCAGCATTGACAACAAACAACGGGAAAGCTTGCGCCCACGTTGCACTGAGTAAAATCTGGTACACAGTAGGCGGAGGAACAGATGCTCCTGCTTCCCTAGATTGGGATGCAGACACTAACGTTACTTTCTTAACGCTTTCTTATGACAATATGTTTGACTTTAGTTCCATTGGAGGATTGGTCAACACAGAAGCGACGGGATACAGTGGAGACGTTCTTTTCGTTATTCCATCAACTTCCGATGCAGGAAATGAATACACAGTTTGGTGCGAGTTCATAAAATACTATGAAGCACCTAATAATTAGAGGTAAATTATGCCAGGACTAGGAAGAAAAAGAGAAATGATACGAGAAGGCCAAGACTGGACCCAAGAAGGCTCCGGCTACACAGGCGGCAAAAAAGTTAGACGCTACATGGGCGGAACAGGTCCAAGAGGTGTTATGAAATACGGACATGGCGGATCTTCGGGATATAAAGCAAGGTCTCGTAGGCCTTAACCATGGCGACTTCAGGGACAACAGCGTTTGACCTGAACGTTGATGAGTTAATCGAAGAAGCTTTTGAACGTTGCGGCTTGGAGCTAAGAACAGGCTATGATTTAGAAACAGCTAGACGGTCTCTTAATCTTATGTTCGCAGATTGGGCAAACAGAGGACTTAATCTTTGGCTTATTGAAGAACGCACGAAAGCTTTAGTAGAAGGAACAGCAAGCTATGATCTTGATACAGATTTAGTTAATGTGTTGTCAGCCGTTGTTAGACGCACTTCTGGAAGCACCACAACAGACTATCAGGTTAATAGAATAAGTCGAAGCGACTACCAGTATCTCCCCGATAAAGCCACCAAGTCTAGGGTTACTCAGTTTTATTTAGAACGAGCGATTACTCCTAAACTTTATTTGTACCCTGCCCCAGAAAATTCTACAGACGTTTTTCGATACTACGCCCTTACGCGAATGCAAGACGCAGGCATTTATACAAATACGTTAGAAATTACTTTTGAGTTTCTACCGGCAATGGTTGCGGGACTTGCATATTACGTGGCAATTAAAAGAGCGCCTGAACGAGTCCCTCTTTTAAAACAAATATACGATGAAGAGTGGCAAAGAGCTTCTTCAGAAAACATAGACACAGTAAGTTCTCGTTTTCTTCCCGCTAGGACAATTATATAATGGCGTTTGCAAGCGGAAAAAGAGCTTATGGAATATGCGACATATCAGGTTTTCGTTATCGTTTAAGAGACATGAAAATGACTTGGGACGGTTTTTTAGTGGGCCCCGATCAATGGGAACCTAAACAACCTCAACTGGATCCACCACACTTCACCGCTGATGCGGAAGCAATAAGGAATCCAAGACCCGCTAGAACTGAGCCGGTTGCAGAAGCCCTATTGACAAGCAACCCTTTTTTATCTACAGCCAGTAGCTCTGTAGTAACTGTTTTTGAGGACGATCATGGTAGAACAACTGGAGACAAAGTTAGGTTTAGAGGAACTTCTCCTTTTGCTGGGCTCTCTTCGTCTGCTTTAGAAGACCCTGACGGTTACTCAATTACTGTTATAACAACGGATACCTATAGTTTTGGCGTTTCTTCGGGAACCGCGGACAGCGCGATAAGAGGCGGAGGAGGTTTTGTTTCGGTAGGACCTGCTCAGACGCTTTTGCCCTTAAACCCTTTTCGAGCACTTGCCTCTGGAGAAAATGCAGTTGTTCAAGCCACCGAGTTTAAGCACAACAGAACAACCGGAGACACGGTTCGTTTCCGCGAAACAGAAGATTTTGACGGAATAACAACCACTGTACTTGAGGCTTCAAGTGGATATACAATAACGGTTGTAGATGACAACAACTATAAATTTACTTCAACCGGGACTGCAACAACGGGAAACGTTAGCGGTGGCGGTTCTACAACAACGGCGGGACCAATAACATGAGTTTTACATATAGTGGATTAAAAACAGCGGTGCAGAATTACATGGATAATTCTGAAACCACTTTTGTAGATACGTTGGACACGTTTATACAACAAGCGGAAAACCGTATATTTAATACGATTGAACTCAATGTTTTTCGTAAAAATGTTACGGGTACGGCTGCTTCTGGAAACCCCTATCTTTCTGCGCCTACAGATTTCATTGCACCTTTAAGTTTAGCTGTTTTAAACAGCAGCAACGAATACACTTATTTATTGTTAAAACACCCTAGTTTTATGCGCAATTACACGCAATCGGCAGCCACTACAGGAACGCCTAAGTTTTATGGTCAGTTTGATGACGATACTTTTATATTGGCGCCAACCCCAAATGCAAATCTGACATTTGAACTGCATTATTTATATGAACCCAATTCACTAACAACAACAGGGGACAGTGGAACCACTTGGGTTTCAGAAAATGCTCCCGACCTATTGCTTTATGGAACTTTAGTAGAAGCCAGTATTTTTATGAAACAAGACTTAAACGAAACAAACATGTTTGAACAACGTTTTCAAAACGCGCTTATGAGCACAACAGCGTTAATGGAAGGAAGGGCCACAAGAGACGAAAATAGATTCGATAGACCAAGAGGGTTTGTTTCTCCCAAACAACAGCAACAACAGTAAATGATTGAAGAAAGCCTGAAAGGCAAAAAAATTGCCATAGTCGCCATGGGCAGAAGTCAACTAGACTATCATTTGTCCATTAGCCATAGCCAAGAATACGATGAAGTTTGGACGATAGGTTCAATGTGCGCAGTCATAACTCCAGACAGAGCTTTTATCATGGACCCTGCAACAAGGTTTTTTGACACGTTTGATGCAGGACCCCAAACCCATGTTATGCGCAGAACACTGCCAAGATTAGATGTTCCAATTTATTCTTGCGTAAAAGATAACCGTGTTCCTGGCATTGTCCTTTATCCTTTAGAAGAGGTGATTAAAAAAACAGGATGCGCTTATTTTAATAATTCTATTGCGTACGCCATTGCTTATGCGCTGTACCAAGAAGTTGGTTCTATTAATATGTTTGGCGCTGATTTTACGTATAAAACCAACGTGCATTTTGGAGAGATGGGGCGAGCATGTTGTGAGTTTTGGTTATCCAAGTGTATACAAAAAGGAATTGATGTAGCGATTGCACCAAGCTCTTCGTTACTAGATACTAACGTGTCTACAAAAGAAAAATTATATGGATACCATAGGCTTGATGATCCACCTGTGGTATATTTAGACAAAGGTGAATTAGCCGTTGGAAGTCTTTCGGAAGTTTTGGAAGAAACACCGCTTACAGGGCTTTCGGGAAGAGAAGATATCGTTGGTCCACCAGAACCAGAGAAATATTAATGGAAACTGATTCATTTAAGCTCTCCATAGGAAACCTTGGAGTAAAGACAACACATGGTAGAGGCCATACAGTAGAAGAAATTGCTGAAATGGCCACTAATAAATTAGTTTCGGTGAGCGACACAGCGCCGGAACCGATCAAAGCGCAAGCCCATGCCTTCAGAAATTCGTGTCAAGTTATTATTGCTCATTACATGCGTGAGGCAATTAAAAATCACATGTGTACAATAGGCAATCAATTAGAAGCGCAAGGTCATAAAGATCTTGCGGAAATTATTCGGAGGCTATAATGGCTATAACACAAGCGATGTGTACCTCTTTTAAGAAAGAGCTTCTTGAAGGAACGCACAACTTTAAAGCGAGCGGAGGAAACTCTTTTAAACTTGCTTTGTACACTAGCTCCGCGACTATGAGTGCGGCTACCACAGCCTATAGCACAGGTCAAGAAGCATCAGGAACGAACTATACTGCGGGTGGAGCAGCTTTAACAAACGTCAACCCTACATCATCAGGAACAACTGCGTTCACTGATTTTGCTGATTTGACTTTTGGAACAGCTACTGTCACTGCGAGAGGTTGTATGATTTATAATGATACAGCTACTGGCGATCCAGCAGTTGCCGTTTTTGATTTTGGTGGAGACAAAACAAGTACAGCAGGTAGTTTTACCATATCTTTTCCAACCGCAGACGCAAGTAACGCTGTTATTAGAATAGCGTAAGGCCAGCCAAATGGCCGATATTACGGGTTGGGGTCGAGGTACCTGGGGACAGGCTGCTTGGGGTTCGGCTATACCTGTAGATATTACGGGTGTTGCAGGCACAGGTGGTGTTGGTTCTTTAACTGTAACAGGACAAGCAAATGTTACAGAAACGGGCGTTGCCGGTACGGGAGCTGTTGGCTCTTTAAGTATTAGTGCGGCAGCAAATGTTTCTGAAACAGGAGTCGCTGGAACAGGTAGTGTCGGTAGTTTAACCGCTACTGGCGCAGCTATTGTTACAGAGACAGGTGTCGCTGGAACAGGTGCAGTTAGCTCATTAACCGTAACAGGGCAAGCTAATGTAAGCGAAACAGGAGTAGCTGGCACAAGCGCAGTAGGCAGTTTAACTGCCACAGGCGTTGCTAATCTCTCTGTCACAGGACTGGCAGGAACCACCGCTTTAGGCACTGAAACCGTTAGTGGCGATGCCAATGTCAGCGAAACAGGAGTAGCTGGTACAGGCGCTGTTGGCACAGTTGTTCCAAATGGCGCAGCAATTACAGGTGTTAGTGGAACTGCATCGACTGTTG